TAATGGATAAACAGGAGAATTGAAAGTTGTATTTAATTCTTTCATTCTTTGTTCTGTCCAGAAACTTATTTGTTCTATATCCCCTAATCCAAATGAATTAATTTGTTTGTGTTTACTCGCCATTAAATTAAAGTCATCATGTAATGTCTTAAAATTAATTTGACGAGGTGTGGCAGATGGTGTTATTGATGGTGTCGGTGTATTAGTTGGAGTGGCTGATGGACTTAACCCTGGTGTTATTGAAGGGGTCGGTGTTTGTGTGGGGGTTTTGGTTTGAGTAGGTGTTTGTGTATTAGTTGGGGTATTGGTTGGTGTTTCAGTATTTGTAGGAGTTATTGATGGGGTTTGTGTATTAGTTGGGGTATTGGTATTAGTCGGGGTATTAGTAGGAGTAGTTGTATTTGTAGGAGTTATTGATGGGGTTTGTGTATTAGTCGGTGTTGGGGTAGGAGTAATTGGTGGAATAAAATACTTTTGTAAAAAGTAATTGTAATTGTCAGACATTTCTGTGTCGGATAACTTACGATCATACATTAAGACTTCAGTCATTGCAATTCCAGGGGACTGTGATAACAACCAAAATATTGGATTTGTTGCAGTTAATAATGTTGCAACCTCAACAGTCTGACTAACCATTGATCCACTAATCCATAATTCAGTAAAGGCACTTGTTCCAACTTGATATACTCTTGTGGATGCAACAACCCATTCATTCAAATAAGGATTTGATGATGGTTCAGGGAAAACAGATGACACATTATAAAAAGTAAAAGTTCTTACAAAGTTATATGTTCCACCTGTTGGACTATAATTGTCTGTTGCAAACCACCTGTCATAAGATGTGTTCTCACCTAAATAGTTTTTAAAATAATTTCCTTGTTGGTCGGAAGTAAAGAATGTATTGAATATTGTTCCACCTGTATTCTTAAACATGAACCAAGTTGTATAATCTTGGTATGATCCATAATCACCTAACTTGTTTGTAAGACCGTATGTAAATCCTGTCCCAACTGAAATTCCAACATCTGATCTATTAACACCTGAGAATTGTAATGTAGAAGGGTTTTGAAATCCTGTATAATCGTATTGTGATAAACCTCCTGTAATACCAGAAAAGAATAGTGATGGGTTGGCAAGGTTTGTTGCTTTAAGAACTGCAACACCTGTTCCTCCACCAATTATAAGTGATGATTGATTTGTAAAGTCAACCTGAATAGTTAAACCTGATGTTATTAAACTCATTACTTTTGTTGTATTCTATTTAATCTTTCTTGTTCTTGTCTTTTATCAATAATATACGAAAGATGATTAAGACACTGATAAAGGGGTAGAGCAACCACGTTGTCAATTTCCCAAACCATGTCGTTCGAGAGAGTTGATATTGCCGAATACCATCCCCAATAAGCATTAAAGTTATTCTTATCTTCATTATTGTCCACATGACCTTGCTCTGGGAATAGAGCCGGGTAAGTTCTTGAGATCCCTTTGCCAAATTCAACAAAAAAAAAATTGCCCCTTCGATATATTTAATCGGGAGAGTTTTAAATGTTTCAATACGTAATTTAATATTTGAATTTGTATAACTAACTCCGTCTTCTGTATAAAGATATGCCGCCAACTCATTTAAGTTTGCAATTCTATATCCTTCTTCTTTTCTTAAAAATGTATCTATATCAACATATTGGCCAAATGAAATATTATTAACATCAACCAAATTATATTTTGTTCCTTGGAAATCAATTTGTTTAAAAAGTTTCTTACTCTCTTTATTTATAAATGAATAAACATAATCACCAATTTCGAGTATCTGTGTTGTATCTGCACTTAATACTTCTTCTCTTGTAATACCTAATACCTCAGAAATCATTTTAATATAAAGTTCTTCTTCATCTAGTAGATCTTTAAATTTCATTACATTGGTCCACAATTCAATATTAGGTTCTTGAATTGTGTATTTAGTTTTGTTTAATTCAACTTGAATTGTTTCCATAATTATAAATATATCTTTTTAGTTAATCACCCTAATAAATAAACACACCAGTATTTCGCATAACCTTCATGGTTAACACATAACGGATCGCATCAATACAGTGATTTGAACTATCGATGGGTTCGTCCAGGTTATTACCGTTCTTATCTGTCTTCCAAGAATATGTTTGTAGTTCATTTAATAAGTTCTTTGAATTAACATGAACATAAAATTCTGACCTCTTAATCATATCTATTCCCGAAAGGATTGTATCCTTCTTCACACTTTTTGCATTTATGCCTGCCCTTGATAACTCTGTTATTCCTGCAGGATTTGCACTATCACAAATAAAATCATCAGTTAAATTAATACCTAAGTCTTTTATTTTATAAATTAAATCAGGGGTGGTTGTATTCTTTAAGTATAATAGTTCTTCACAATAAATTGAATTACCGTTTTTATAAACTGCAATTAATGTTGTGGGGTCATTATAGCCAAAGTCAATTCCATATGATACTAACTTTGTTCCTGGTGGTAATTCACTATAAGTCTTATGATGTGTAAAGACTGCACGAGTGGGATTTCCTCTTTGTCCCTCACCAAATACCCTCCATAAATTTCCATCACCTGTTGTCTTTAACTTTTCAATTTCATCAATTAAAGATTGGGACAAGAATGGATTGTCTTTATATGTTGTTATTGTATAGAATACATCAGGTTGTCCTTCTAGATCATACAACCATGATTGCCATAAAGAGGGGTTGAAATCAATTGTTATTCTTCCTGAGGTTCTTAATGCCAACTGAACATATTCATCATGACTAATCTCAGTTCCTTCATTGAGAAATAAGTAATCTCTTTTCCTACCTCTTAGTTTTGTTTCATCATCACAAGAAAACCATTCTATGGTATTTGTTCCTAGTTCATAATACCCATCAACTGAATGCCATTTGTTTGCATCATATACATCAAACTTAATTAAGATTTCTTTTAAGTCTCTTAATATACTTCCCTTCAATGAGGGTAATGTTTTTCTTACTAATGATAATACTTTATTTTCTTCTTGTAATAATTTGTATACCCAGTAGATTAAGATGTTATAAGTTTTACTTGCACGACTGGATCCTTGGAATATACAGATACGATTATCTTGTGATATTAAATCTTGAAATACTTTTGTTGTCTGTATTTTTATTCCCATTATTATTTTTGTGTAGCCGTTATAATTTCAATTTGTATTTTATTATTAAGACTTTCATCATTAGTAGTTATATCTACTTGTTCTTTTACTTTACCATATCCTCTGTCTAATAATAATTGTGCCGCTTTTACATCCCCTAGTGTTGCCTTCTTTCTCATGGCCTCAAGAATTTTTTGTGCCTGAGTTTTACCTTCTTCAGTTTCACCTAATACTTCTGCAAGTAGTTCATCTAACTTTGGTAATTTTTTTGGTCTGCCAGGCCCACCTTTATGTCCCTTCTTATATGGTATTAAACCACTTGTATTTCGTTTTGATTTTTTATTATCGTCGCTCATTTTCAACTCATTTTTTTCTTTCTTCATAACCAGTCAAAACATTGGATAGATGTTGAATTCTTTGTTTCAATCTAACCCAACCATCACCAAAATAATTGTCAGGAAATTGTTCTGTAAAATTTTGATTATGAAAGTTTATTACCCAATTTTTTTCTTCAATAGTTTTGTCTCTAGATATAAAATAGGCATTACATCTTTCTATATCTTCTCTTGTATATGGAGGAGGGATTGGATCGTTAATTTCGTTTACTCCATTAACATTTATTACCTTTGGTTTCGGTGCTTGATTGACCGGTTGTTTGCATCCACAGCCCATTACTTTAAATATTTATTTCTACGTTTTATTAGTTCTTTACGAACTTTATTAATGTCTCTTGAAACACTATTAAGTGGGATAGTGGTTCTTTTACTTAAGTTTGATACTGAACAATTTTCTTCAATAAACAATTTGAATAGTTTTTTATAATACCATTCCATTGAGTTCAATTCATTTTCAACCCATTCTAAATTGATTGGATCTTCAAGGTAATCAATATCAGGTGTTTGAATATTATTATTGAATTCAGTAAACTTATACTTGTTATAAGTATAATAGTAAGCCGATGACTTCGAATAATAATTGTTTTGCACTATCCTTGTAAAGAAATATAACTTTTCATCATCAGGCACTTTAAGTGTTTTTTTATTATTAATGAATTGTTCAATACATATTTGGCATAAGTCAGTAGGGTCTTCAAGTTTGGAAACCCTCTTACATATTTTTTGAAGTTCGGTATGATTATCAGTGATCCACTTATTTATCATTAATTATAAATACTTTGGATTTTTTGAAAAGTCATAATATTTATTATTATGAGTGATACTAAGGTTTGTTCAGAATGTAATGTTAAAAAAGATTATTTGGAATTTAATTTAAATGGTCGTAATGGTTATAGAAATAAAAGGTGTAAACAATGTGTTAAATCATTGAAGGCAGGTATTCCAATTATTAAACTTAAAACATGTAAGGCTTGTTTAATTGAAAGACCTTTTAGTGATTATGATAAAAGTAAAGATTGGCCTGATGGATATCAGAGTAGATGCAAGATCTGTAAAAAGAATAAAATAAAAATTGTGTTTGCGAGTGATGGTAAGTGGGCAAAGAAGAATAAAATTAAAACACATTATCGTGGATTGGTTATAACAAATCCGTTGAAACAAGATTATGTGGATACATTCATTTATTTGAGGGATGCAGGATATAATTTAAAAGAAGATATACATATTCAATTTTGTGAGAAGTATGGATTAACTCCTAATACTCCGAAGAAAGTATTTAGAAATACTTATAATCAAAAAGATTGTGGATTGATTTAATTTTTTTTTTATATTAATATTCGGTAAATAATAATATTTTTTATATTTAAATTATTGGAGGGTTGATTTCTTACTTTATGTGTTAAGCTCCCATTATCTTAATTATTTGTTCATCAACCCTCCTTTTTTTATTAGTCTTTTACAAAAGTTCCATTCGACATTTTACCTTTTCTTTTTGCAATAACTTGATATGCATCATTGATACATGTTTCAATTTTTGTTCCAGATAATTGTGCAAGGTTTGTTAATACAACAACAATATCTCCAATTGCATCTTGAATATTATCTTGTTCTTCTTTTAGAATGGCTCTTGCAAGTTCTCCCACTTCTTCCATTAATTTTACATACTGAGTTTTCTTATCTCCTTTATCGTATAGACCTCTTGTTTGTGCCCATACTCTTATTGGATCGAATTCATTATTTAATTTTAAATCCAATGATTTGTTATATGTTTTAGCCAATACTGAAACATTATAAAATATTGGAGTTCCAATTAATGGTAATAACATTTTCTCATGTGGGAAATGTGAATTTGCATACCAGGTTTTTCCTTCCGCATCACCTTTGTGATATGTTATGGCACAACCATAGTCATTATAATACAATGTAATATTGTCATAATTCCAATTTGGTGCCAACTTTTGAATTTCTGAATTAAGTATAGTAGGTTTTTTATCACTTCTACTTCTTACTGTGTGTTTAATTGATAACATCATTTTTTGTTTTTTTTATATTATTAAATTGCAACGGGAGCCGTAATTACTTTGGAAGAAATATAATCTATTAATTCCAATTTGTTATTGGTATATGTATATGTTGGTAAATCGTGTATAGGTTGATTTAAATAGTCGTTAATCGCAACCAATTGATTTTTGTAGATATGTGCATCAATTATTCTTAGGCTGACGATATGAGCCTGTAAACCACATTTATCTGCAACATATAATAATAACCTTGAGAACAAACATATATCATAAGGTATACCCAAAAACATATCACCTGATCTTTGGGTAATTGATAAATTCAATTTCTTATTCTCCACATAAAATTGAAAGTTATGATAACATGGAGGTAATGCCATTTCATTTAATTGTGCAGGGTTCCAAAGTGATATGATATGTCTTCTTGAATTTGGATTTGTTTTAATTGAATTGATAACTTGTTCCAATTGATTAATACCTTGTCCATTAAAGTTTAACATTTGATAACCATATACGGGTCCAAGATAACCATATCCATCAGCCCATGCATCCCATATATGAATATTACGTTCTTGAAATCTTTTAATGTTTGTTTCCCCATTCATAAACCATTCAAATTCTGTTTCAAATATTCTTTGGTATATTTTTCTTCCTGTTATAATTGGAAATCGTTTTGATATATCCACTTCAATGTGTCTATCAAATAAAGAGTATGAACCTACTCCGGTTCTATCATCTCTATAAATTCCATTACTAATACACTTTTTTAATATCTTGCGATATGCCAACTCAAATTGATTTTTCATTCTTATTATTTTTATTGTAATTATCCAATCCTGCGATATATGCAACCGCATCTAACATTGTATCATCTTTAAGATTATAAGCCATTCTTGATACTTTTAATGCAACCATACACTTATAAAAGTCTTCAGTTGTGATTTCTTTATTACATAATTCACTTGCA